AGTTGCTAAATGCTCAATCAACATAAACTGTTCAGAGTCAGCAGGAAGTGAACCCATCTCACCACGTGGCCACTTTATTCTAAACTCTGTATTCTTTTCTAAGTCGGTCGTCATCAACGTTATATTTGTTTCGATTGTATTCAATCTTTCAATAAGACCAAAGTAGGCCCAAGTGCCTACTGCTACAGCACCAATGATCGTTATGATATTCCGTAGTGGTGTTGCAATTACTGTGTCTTCACTTATCTTTGCATCTGACATAATAGATTACTCCATTTTGAAATCCTTGAAGCGTTCATTAGTTTCAGACTTATCAAATGCAGGTGTATCATCAACAACACCTTCCTCTGGATTATCAACATCAAACAATCTCATTCGAGATCTATCAATACCTAAAACAAACCGCTTCTTATAGTTTGGATCATTATATCGGTTCTTTAATTGTTTGACCATTACTTGGCCAAGTTGTTCAAGCTCTTCTGAACTGACGAGTGCAAACATGAGGTCTGCGGTAGCGGGTAGTCCAAAAGACTCGGACGTATCTTCAAGCCCAGGATCCGAAGAAGTATAACCACTTCTAGTCGTCTGAGTTGCAGATACGATCGGTACGTCAAACTCCACCGCAAGACCTCGTAGCTCTTCAGCAATTGCCTTAATGTACGTGTATGAGTTAATCGCACCGCCCATTCCTTTCATTCTACTAGAGGCACAGATATTGAGATAGTCTATAAAGATCATCTCAGGCACAAAGTTCTTTTTCAATTTAAGTTCATTAAGTAAAGCTCTAAAGTGCCCAGCATGAGCAGCTCCAGTAGGATATTCTTTTATAATCAGCTTACCATTGGTCTTACTAGATATTTCTTCCACTTTACTAGTCAACATGGGTTTAGATACATGTTGTATTTGATCCAACGGAACATTAAGCAGGTTAGCATCTATACGTTCAGCAATACGCTCCTCTGCCATCTCCATTGTAATATATAGTACATTTCTTCCTTGTACTAAGACATTGCCAGCAACGTGACACATAAACAAAGATTTACCAACCCCAGTACCAGCGAGACATATGTTAAGAGTCTTGTTAGGCAAGCCTCCTTTTGTAATGGTGTTAAAGTATTCCAGGTCAAACGATATCCGGTCTTCGTCTTCATGATAGAACTCATACCGCTGCTCGACATCTTCGATGTAATCGTGGCCAACGGATGGGTCAAAGGTAACCGCAAGAGCTTTCTGTAAGAGCTCGGGGAGTGCGTTCTTAGTGAGTGTTTTATGTTTGCCATCTATGATACTTATCGACTCCATGATTGCATTATGAATAGCTCTATCTTGACACCACTTCTCAGTTGTATCTTCTAACCATTTCTCATCTGATCTTTCACCAGTAAAGATGTTAGGTAAGATCTCCATTGCATGAGCATATTGTTCGTCATTAAACTTAGTACTCTGATCAACTTCTATCTTAAATGTATCAAGTGTAGGTAGCTTGTTATACTTTGCAACAAACTTACCAGCTTCTTTGAATAGCTGGTTGTAAACACCTTCAAAGTATTCTGGTTTAATAAAAGGTAATACCTTACGCATGTAAGGTTCATTAGTAAGTACATTACGAAGTATTACTTGCTCAATATTACTCAAACAGGATCCTCCTCAACCTGAACGCATATAGCTTGCATGTTAGGAGGAAAGTGACCAGAAGGTCCAACACCTAGATCCACAGCTAACATTTCACGAGCTGCAAAACAAGTATAGATCTCAGAAAAATATTCTCCTGGTCCGTAAGCATTTACAGCATACACACTGTGTCCTTTTATAACAATATAAATCAAAGCCCACTTCACAACTTACCTTCTTTCCTCATCTTAGCACGAATCTTTGTAGCTGATATGTCATGTACATCTTTACCAAGATCATGCTCTGTAAATGTATATCCTACACCACGTCCATATGAAATGTCAACAATGTTTGGAACATTAATTATAATATATTCTCGTCTGTATGCAAACCCAGCTGCTTCGAGACCTTTAATGATATTAGTACGAACAGTATCAACATTAAAAGGATTATCGTCTTGAACCATTGTTCGACCACCACCAGCATCTTTACCTACAATTCCTTCAACGTTGCGTATCATTATACACACTTGACCGGTTTCTGCCAACGCTCTTTTGAATAATTCTGTATGTCCATCATGCCAAGGTTGCCATCTACCAAGCATTTGTGTTGTAGGTTTCTTCGAATCAAATACCATGTTGTTCCTTTAGTTTGTTTGCAAAATTAACTATCTCTTCATCCGACATAAAACCTTTTATGTGATGGTTTACACCACTAGGAGGTTCAAAGATCTGATTAGTATTATCAAACCTACCAGCTTCTATTGTATCCATCCATATTGTTAAATCTGCTGTAAACTGTTTTCGTGTCTCTCCTGTTGGACAAACAAAGTCACAAATAACTGTACGACCTCTACTACCTTCAAACGTAGCAAGTGTATTCATTCGTTCTGATTGACGTCTGCGGCCTGCATCAGTAAAGTCCCAATCATTTGCCATCTCTCGAACTTTATCTGCATTATACCAAGCACAGTTAAGATGTATTTGTAATCGTTTTGCCAGATGAGTTTTACCTGCACCTGGTAACCCCATTATTAGTATTCTCATTTTTGTTCCGTTATCTCTGCAGTATTATTACTTAATGAATCTTCTAATATGTAAAACAACACTGAGCCTACTGCTTGTTGTAAGTCAACATTATCAACAGTTAGATCCTCAGCAGGAGATTCAATAATAGTAAAGTTAAAATTAATCTGTTCCTCTTTACCATCTACAGATAACTTATCAAACATAATAACTGTTTCTGGAAAAGGTCCAGTTAGCATTCTTACTTGCCAGGCTTGTTCATCATTTGCTGCTGGAACAAATTCATAATCAACGCCTTCTGATAGTCTATCGATGTCCATTATTCTTCCTGCACAATCTCATCCATATCAACTAATGATTGATGACCTATTGAATATTGTTTCTTGATAAACTCTGCAAATGCTGTTTGTTCAAAGATAGGATCCCAGAACTCTTTCTCTAAAGTTTGATCATATCGTACTTTGCCAAACTCTTGGCCATCCGGACCATTAGCTTGTTGATACCAACCGTTCGAAGGTTTAGTAACGTACCCACCAGCAAGAGCCACATCAAGAAGCCCGCTATAGCTGCGAACACCACCGTCCCAGGAAACAGTAATAGGAATCTTAGACTTTTCTTTAACATATCTACTCTTCTCAACATTAATTACAAAATGATATCCTTGGATCTCAGTACCTTTTTTATCTTGCTGTCTACCTAAGATCCAGATGTTATCTGCGGAATAGTAGATACCTGTACCACCACCAACTACATCCTTTGGAAACAATCCTATCTCTTTGTATGTATGGTTAACTGCAAGAAGTGGAATGTTCTTCATTGTTAGATAAGGAGTGGTCATACGGAACAATCCTTTGAGAGCTTTGGCTCGAGACATATCTGCTACAGACTTTTCATTCTGTGCATCCTCTAGCTCTTTCTTCGATGCCATATTACCAATTGAATCAATAACAATAACTACTTTATCATCACGATCTAACTCTTCTAGCTGACCAATCATATCAAACTTCAGTTCTTCTACATTTGTGATAGGTGTATGTAATACACGTTCAACATCAATATCAAACTGCTCAAAGTATGATTGTGGAGAACCAAACTCTGAGTCATAGAATAACATCACTGCATCAGGATGACGCTTGAGATATGCTCCAGCCATTAGTAATGCAAAGGATGTCTTAAAGTGTTTGGAAGGTCCAGCTAGAACAGTTAAGCCTGGTGCAAGACCACCATCGACACTACCAGACAACGCAACGTTGATCATAGGCACGTCTGTAGGAGTCATATCTTTCTCTGTAAAGAACTTAGATTTAGACAGAACCTCTGTCGTCTTAATCTTAGAGTTCTTTTTGAGTTTGTCCATTATACTCAATGTTCTGTTCCTTTTCTCTTTCATCTAATTCATAACGAGATCTATACGTATTGTTAATTCTAATACATTCTTCCAATAATGTCAACTTGTTTGAATAATGAAAAAATGCATTAGTGTCTTTTGGAAAGCAAGCACCACCAAATCCTTGTTTTGCATCATAGCCAGGTACTCTTGTATGTGATAAACCAATACGACTATCTTGACCCACTACATTTGCTATCTTAGCAAAGTTAGCGTCTGTATCGTTTACAACATCATATAGTTGATTGAAGAATGTTACTTTCATTGCTAGAAATGTATTGATAGTATACTTTACAAAACTAGCTTCTTCTAATGTCATCATATGAGCAGGGCTAGGATGGACATTACTATAATTACGAAAAAGATTATCCACATCACTACAGGCATCAGGTTCTCCTCCAAATACATGAAACTGAGGATTAATGAATTGCTCGTTTGCATTCTTCTCTGTTAGGAATTCAGGATTGTATACTACATTATCCTGTTTGTACTTAGATATAATATCTGGTGTGATTGTTGATTTGATTATTACAATTGCTTTGTGTTGTTTGTGAGCTATCGTTTCCATAACGCTGCTAAGAATAGAATCGTCAACACTACCGAGAGCTCCCATAGGGGTGGGAACGCAAACAAAAATAAAGTCAAAACTATTAATATCAATATCGTCAAGTAATTTGCCATACTTTGGATCCACTATTGTTTTACTTACAAAAGGATGTTCAAATCCGTAGTCAACTGCTTGCCCCACAAAACCATGACCAATAATTAAAATGTTCATGCGTTCTTCACTCTTTCCCTTAGATCACTCGATGAGAATCTGTGATCTCTTTTATTAAAGTATATTTCAATACCACGAGCAGCACAAGTTGCACGGCCAGTAAACTTACCATCTTTATATTCTTCACCTATAATTCTAACATCAATATTGAATAGTTTTAGAATGTCTTGTAAGTCCTCTTCTGTTTCATAAGGTATGATCTCATCAACATACTTCACACCTTGTAGTTGAGTCCATCTTTCAACTAATGTTTGGACTGGAGGATTCTTATCCTTTCTATCCTTTGATGGATCAACTTGTAAAGCTACCATAAGATAATCACATTGTTCTTTTGCTTCTCTTAACATAGCAATATGACCTGCGTGAAGCAGATCAAATGTTGATGCTGTAAATCCTACTATCATGCTGGTGGCACTCTCCCAACATAACCAACACTTTCTCGCATAATATCATTGTGATTGAACTCTGCCCAATACAATTCAAATGCTACTCCGTCTTCTAAACATTCAAACTGATGATAGACTCCTGGCTTGACCTTTGTATAATCACCTGGTTCTAAGATAGTTTCATCAACCAAGTCATAATCATTTTGCCACACGCGAATAAGCATACGACCAGATTCAACATAGAATCCATTCCATTTGAACTCATGTAGATGTTTAGAACAAACACCACCTTTATTCATTTCAATTCTATGAAACTCAAGAACACCATTCATCTCTATTTGCTCAGTGAGTCCCCATACCTTTCCTGCTTTCATTGTAACACTCCATTCTTATATGCATACTCTAAAGCATTATTAGCTTCTACTTCCATAGGTCTATTCTCATACCACTTACCAGTCTCTATATCAAACTGTCTACACATCTCTACTATCTGGGATGCTGTAATAGGATATCCCTTATCTATAGCCTTACCTGCTATAGCAATCATAATACGATACATTTGTCTGTACCAACCAGTAGATGATATTGTCATGTATTCTGTTGCAAGATTGCGAGGCCAGAAAGGGCAATCTTTATAGTCAGACCAAACATAGTCAGTATTATCTAGCTTTGCCTTACGATAGTCAATGATCTGTTCTCTCCACGCAGGAGGTAGTCTATCCATAAAGTCTTTAGCATTACGTTTATCATCATATGGCCAACGAGCTAGAACATAGTCGATATCAACAGGCTCACCACTATTAACAAAGAAAAAGTTGTTAGCATTAGCATATGTTGCAGGGATGTAATACATCCGAGCAAAGTCTTTAGTTTGCTTGTCTCCAATTGAATCAAGTTCTGAGTTGAGCGCATACCAGAAGTGTCTGATTCTGTCATGTGGGATGTCCCCACTAAGACGGAATACCAATCTAAACTTTGGATGATCGTCCGTACTGCTAGCAGTAGAGTAACAAACATAATCCCACTGACCAAACCTATTACGTAACTCATCTTCTAAGTTCCCATCAATCTGATTATCGTCAACATCAACAGCAGCCCAACTTGCCCAAGCAGTAACATTGTCGTTCTTTCTAGTAGAATCAGGTTTAAATACAGCAGGCGATATAAGCTCAGCATCTTGTTTACCATCTAGTTCCCTTTCGCTCAGTTTACGTAAGAAGTTTATATACTTCTCCCAAGACTCAAAATCTATACGTCTATGAGTCTTATTATCATATACAAAACGATTCTCTTTATCCCACCATCTAGGTGACTTGAATACAGTCAATGAATACATTATGCAAAGAAGTCCTCTAGCGTTGCAGTCGGCTCTACCTCCCAACCAATCTCATCTAGGATGTTGCGGATAGGTTCGACAAACGATTTCTCATACATCTTATCATAGTCTATAAATCGATGAAGGTCAAGCTCTTTAGGTAAGTTCAACGAATAAGAAATCACATTCTCTTTGATAGGATTAGGTGTCTTCAGATAACAGAACTTAATCTTCTCACCATTCTTAACAGTCTCATACGCATTCAACTTATTCTTATTCAGATGATGATTGTATAGCAGAGCACCACGAACATGAATAGGACAAGCCTTCTTGTAGATGTCTTTACGGTCTTCCCATTTATCTATATCAGATATACCTCTTGGAAAAGATACATCTTCTGGATCAAGACTCTTGAACTCTCGTTTGAATCCCTTGATAAAGTCTTGTGTAGCTTTCTCTCCATCGTTCAAGATAACACTAAAGATCTCTTTGAAACGATTACGACAAACCTGAGGAGTAGAAGACTTCACAGCTTCAACACCCATAACCTTTAGTTTAGGATCTGTATAACGGACACCTTCATTATCGTGTACTTGCATAAAGTAACGCTTCTTAGCAACCCACACAGCCTTATCTGCAATTACTTCACGAGCCATCTCCATACGATTCTCATAGACATTCATCTTATCAGCTAGCTTCTGATACGCTGTAGCAAGAATCTTCTCAAAGTGAGTCTTACAGATCTTATCGAGGAAGTCCACAGGTTTCTCTGGTTTGAGCTGATCGACAAGAGGTTGCATACGAACATACAATGAGTCAGTATCAATAGCGATAATGTAATCAACATTATCTGTCTTCAATAATGTGTTCATCTCTTTGTTGATAGCTTCCTGTGCCCAAAGAATAGATAGCTGACCAGAAGTAGTAATGGCTTCTGCCATACGACGATCAAAGTATCTAAAATAGTTATTGCCTAGAGCACCATACAAACTATTCATAAGAATCTTAATAGCCATCTGTTCATTATGAAGTGTAGTTACTCGAGCTTCATGCTTGTTCTTAGCTGCACGATATCCTTTAATAGACGTTGGAGTTCCTGATCCTGTTGCTGCGTGACCATGATTACTTGCACATCGAGCAAGGTCAGATGCATAATCAGTCTCTTTTCCTAGATCGGCTAACTCTTGCTCTGCAGCCAACATAGCATTCTTTATTCCTCTACGCTCATCATAATATTGTTTAATGATACGAGGAATCACACCTTGTCTATCTTTACGGAAACGAAGGCCTGTAGCAGATACTGCATAGTCTTCTTTTGGAACATCTTTTGTATCATTTAGCATAGACTGAACATTTACACCAGGAACATTACCATCAATGATAGTCTCTGGTGACATATTATATTGTACAATGATATTAGGATATAGAGAGTTTAAGTCAAAAGAACATACCCACTCATGCTTACCTGTTGCAGGATCTTTCACATAAGCTCCTGGATACTTCTCTTTGTGTTTTACTACTTTAGGAGGAACAGCAACTTTCTCTCTGAATAGTAATCGATAGATGATAGAGTCCCAGATAGATGTAGTACCAAATGTTTCCGAATAGTTTACACCACCTCTGTATGCCATAGTCATAGCAAGAGTAATTAGACCCATCTTCTCTTCTAGCTTATCGATAAGCTGTACGTCTTTGAGGTTATAGTCAATGTACAGTTGATGATCTGCATTATATAAGTTTTGTAAGTTACCATGTTCTTCATATGATAACTTCTTTTCACCCAGAACAACAAAAGCAATATGATCTAATCGAAATGATTCTTGTTGACCATAGCTATATCCAAACTTACGAAATAGATCATAGTAGTCTAGCTGTTGAATGCCCATCATCTCATAGGCAATGTTAGTACGACCAGCGATGACAATATCACGTTGATCTACAACACCCCATGGTGAGAACTTCTTATAGACGTCTCCACCAATGATATTCTTTACACGATTTATAAGATAAGGAAAATCAAATAGGCGAGTATTCCAGCCAGTAACCACGTCCGGACACCAGCGAGGATCTTGCCAATACTGTAACCAAGATAGTAAGAGGTCGATCTCGTCCTTGCAACGGATATACTGGATACTATCGATTCCTTCGATCTGGCATTTGTTTTCGTCATAGTCTTTTAGTCCCCATACGTAATATATATCACTTTGATTACTTTTCATAGTAAT